CTTGCTCTCTAAATGTCTTATCGGCATCTCGTGCCACCGCTAAATTGACACCCTCTGGGGTTCCAATTTTATTAATTGGCACACGGTGAGATAATAGAATTTCATCTCTATTAGATTTACGATATACGTTAAATGAAGATTCTTGAGTGCCTGCCTCAATTGGCTCCATTTTAAATTCAACCTTAGATTCTGATGAATCTGGTGGAAGTGGAATATATAGAGACCTATGGTTCTTGCCTCTTAGCCCCACCTGGAAAAATTCAAGAAGCTTACGCTCAGACTCTGTAGATAATTTAGCACCCTTCACCGTAATGATGTATCTTGGCACCGCTTTATTCTCAAAGTAATCTAGGTTGTACTTGCCAGCAAACTCGTTTCCAGCCATAGCATTTGAAGACGCTACGATGTCGGCAATGCCGTAATAGTTATTTGTAGGAGTATATTTCTTTAGATGAATAATTTCATTAGGCCTATCTAGTCCGCCTGCAATTGGATTAGGTGTTTCCTGATCTCCGAAGTTACGGAAGAATACTGCCTTGCCATACAGCAATTGAACAAATCCGTCACGCAATCTGCGTACACGCATTGTTTTTGCAGGTATATGGCCTAGATATCCTATCTTGCCAGAGGTAGTTCTACCAACCTCTATGTAGCCATTTCCTGTTGCCTCAACGTCTGTATAGGCTTTAATTAATGTTTCGGTAAATGTTTCCTCTTCGTTGCAATCTTCTAGCCAATCGTTTAGATCTTGACGTAATCTGTTTAATTTTCTACGTGCACGGTCTAACTGTTTTTCATCTGTAATGTTGTCAAAAGCTTCTTGTGTTTTGCGTGTCTCTACAAAATCATAGCCGAGGCCTACAATGTTTGAAACCTTAGCGTTAATTGCTGCATAGTTGTATGGAGAAATTTCGTAAATAGTAGAAAGATAATCTAGATTATATGGGGGCTCAATAAGATCAAACATGGCATAGCCAGTGATTGCTTGTGCCAAGAGGTTCTGTTGTGTTTCAGCACCGTCGGTTCCCTGAAATCTTTTTTGCAAATCTCTATTCATCTTTCGACGGAATGCAGGACTTAACCCTGATATCTTAGTAAGTTCATCTCCGCTTACCTTAAATGTGTCTGTACTAGTTTGCTCAGATATGGTGTTAAATCTCATCCAATCTGTTAAATTAGATATTGCTATATCTCTTGAGCTTTCCTCTTCTAAATTCTCAACCATTGTTACCTGCCCTTAATCTTTTCATGTCATCCTTGTAAGAACCAATATCTAAAGGATCGGGAACTAGCCCCCATTTAAGCCTTTGCTGTTGCTCTTCGTACTCTTCATCTGTAATTTTTCGTCTTGCTGAAAGAAATTTAGGCCCGCCTTCATATATGCCGTATGAGCGAACCTCTCTAGCCAAAGCATCGATTTTGGATCTATTTCCTTTTTTGGACGTGACCGAAAGATAATTCCCATCATCATCTCCTATCCACCTTCCGTCTGGCATCTCCCAGACATAGATACCCAGAGGTGATTCTTCTACAAAACTTGTTTTAGCCTTATCTATATTCATACCAGTTTATTTTACCATTCTTTATGGTCTAAGTCCAGCTTTTTGTCAGGGCAATGTACAAGATTATGTACTTTGTAGCACTATCCAGTCATTATTAAAGGCAATAATGTCAGATACTGTCAGGTCAAATTCAGGTTCCGTTAGGGTTGACACCGCTCTTCCAATATATAGCTCGTAATGAGTTTCTACAATATCAGAGGTTAACTCTTTACCGTAGGTAGCAATGTTTTTATATAGATTACTTGGCCCCCCTGAAGTTTCGTAGTTTATTTGAAGGGTTCCAGTCACGGGGGTTGAAAACACTATTACAACGTGGTGAGGCTCATCTGCATTCAAATAAGAAGAAATGTTTGTTTGATTAGTTACATCTACATTATTTACATATAGCTTGGCTATATTGGCCTTAGAAACGACTCCAGAGCCGTTCCAGGACAGCCTGGTAGCAGAAGGTGCGGAAGCATAGAATAGGGTGCTAGCGGCCAACGTAAGGGGCGTAAAGACCATCTCTACAGACTTGATAGAGGACAAAGTGTTAATATTAAATCCTGCACCGTTTTTAGCCCTAATCCCATTGCCGTAATTACGTGAAAGAATGGGGTAATTTAATGATCCAAGGTAATATTCGGTATTAGAGGATATCCTGTCTCCGTAGTTGTCGGCATATATATCTTTATTTGAATAAAACGTAATACAGAAAAATGATAATATGGGCAGATATTTACTGGCATCAGTAGTAGACATCGTTATCCTAATATATAAATTATTACTAGAATCAAACGAGTCTTTTGTATATTGTGGAATTGGGCCTCCGTTGAAGCAAGTCTGATAATTTGTTCCATCTATACTAGATTCTACTATTACTCCTAAATCATTCCGCCACTCTACTTTCGATGTAACTAAATTTAATTCTGAGGGAATAGAAATAAAATCATTTATAACAAAAGTTCTAGCAGTTATCGTTTCTGTTTCAACAAATCCAATGTGCTTATCAACCAAATCGTAATAAGTGTTGTCGTCTAGCCAATAGGTCCAGGGTACATTTACTGGGTATGAATAATCAAATGCGGGTTTTAAATTAGCGTCTGACCCACTAAACAAAACACCTTCGTCTGGGAAAACTATCTGAATTGCGGGAGACGTTAAATTTCCACTGACATAGTGTTGGGCAATTACCGTATCTGATAATCCGTATCTATATACAGCTGGGGCGTCTACCGTAAAGCTATCTCCTGCCGCAGTCGGACCTATTTGTAAATTCAAATTTGTATTGGTAAATTTAAACTTATTTAAAGATTTATTTTCTTTATTAATTCCATCTATATAGAGAATAATAGATTGTCCTGTATATTTACCTACAACATGAATGACTTTTTTAGAATATGACAATGGGGATATTACAAAATCAGTTTGTGAAACTTTAAATACTACATGGCCATTATCCCAGAATAAACCAATATTGTTTGTTGTATCTGCAAAAAGTGGAACTTGTGAGGTAGACTGAATTAGTGGATATACCCATGCCTCTATTGTAAAATCATTATCTGAAGTGTTGCTAGTTCCGAATCCTGCCCCAACTGTTGCACCGTAATAATCTTTTGTTACTGGAACAGTTATATAAGCCGTATTAGTAATTTTAGTTCCAGAAACCCCGCCAGAAACAAGAGGCAACATGTTTGCCGCAGGCGATCCTACATATGTCGCATTGTTGCCGCAGCCTGAAATATCGGCGGCGGTAGTACCAGAAGATTCATCAAGCGGCCAAAATCCAATTGGATAATCTTTGATTACTTTTAGTTGATATGACACAGGCTTAGAAAGTTATGCTTCCTGTGTTATTAAATTTGTAATAAGTATATCCACCAGTTTCATAACGATTTGGTGAGCCAGTTGTAGAAGCAGCAGTTAAAGAGCCATTATATCTAAAAATAATTATTCCAGATCCTCCGCCTCCGCCAGCTGTACCATTTCCATTTCCTCCACCACCGCTTCCTGTATTAGCTGTGCCACTTGCGCTAGTTCCTCCATTTTGTCCTGCTCCACCACCGCCTGAACCACCTGCTCCAGAACCTCCAGAAGCTCCACCTCCACCGCCGCCTGCATAAAATCCAGAAACTCCAGAGTTTGTTGCTGTAGCCCAAGTAGAGTGAGCATTTGAGCCAGGACCACCAGGACCAGTTGCATTACTTCCAGCACCTCCTGCTCCACCACCGCTTCCTGCTTGTGCATTACCACCACTTTGTCCAGAACCACCATTATATCCTTCTACAGGACTATATCCTCCTGCGTTACCTGCTCCGCCAGGAGCGCCAGGTCCAGAATAATGACCGCCGCCGCCGCCACCTGAACCACCAGCTCCACCTGTTCCAAATACTGTTGCTCCTAGGCCGCCACCTGTTGATGAATAAGATAGACCACTTCCAGATATTGATGAATTAATTCCATTTGTCATATTAGATGCATAGTTTCCACTACCACCTGATCCACCGCCGCCGACTGTGACTGTATAAGGGGTTCCA